AACTTCTCCAGTAGTTCTCATTCCGAGCGTACATGCTCATTTTTCAAACAAAGCCGTGCGCATTTGGCAATCCTGAAACGGCCAAATAAGGCGAACTTCATATAAGTCCCCAAGTACCCGAGGCCATAAGCCAATGTCCTGCATCGCTGATGCGATAGCACTTTTACTGGCTATCACTGGCCGTCACCTTGTCACTCCTCCCTTCCACCTGGATGCAACCCAACCCGGCCGGCTCCAGTGGAGCCGGAGAGCGGATCGGCAACCTGCTCTCAGGGCTGCAGCAACGTCCCCGTAGAGCTACGCAGCACAGCCTGGGATTCGCGTACCCACCGCTGCAACGCCTTCAATTGCTCGGCATTGGCGTGGCATTCGCTGTAGTTGTCGACGACGCTGGCGGCGACGGTAGAGAGTGCAAGGCCCGAGGCGGCGCCATCAGTGACGCTGGGGCCTCCGGCCACGGGCAGGTTGGCGGCGCCGGCGTCGTGCACCCGGACAAAACCAGCAGGCACAACGCAGGATCTATCAGCCGCTTTCGAAACATAGACAGGAACCTCCTTGGTGATGGTGGCGCCCGCCTGATAGACCTTGACGATACGGTCGACGTACTCGACCACCACCTTTTCCCTGACCGTGCCCAGGGCCCGGCCTTGTTCAAAGGATTGTTTGAGACGAGCCTCATCGAGGCGTTGGTTGTTACTGCGCTCACTGCCGGCACCGCTGACGTAGCCGAGTGCATAAAGCAACCCGGCCGCCACAGCGATGGCCAGCCAGCCACGGATATTCATCAGCCCTCCTGAGGCGGGCAGGAAATGAGTCACCCAGCCTGCCAAAAAAACCTGTAGCCGCTGCCGCAGGCTGCGAAAAGGTCCGCAGGACCTTCAGACGGCAGCCCTCACACCACCGGCGAACACAGCACCGCCCGCGCCCTGGCCCAGAGTTGCAGGCGGTCCTGCAAGCCATTCAGGCCCCCATTGATCCGCCGGGTAATGCTGTTGAACTCATCGCGATCAGCCAGGGCATTGAGCCCACCGCGCTCCCAGAACCAGGCCGCCGACTCGGCGGCCCATTGCGCTTGCTCCAGCAGCTCCGGCAACTCCAGCAGGCGCTCATCGCCAAACAGCCCGAGGCTGCACTGGTGATAGTTGCTGCGCCCGGTGATCTGGATCAGCCCGCGCCCGCGATACCGCTGGCCATCGCCATCCGCCTCGGGGGTATTGCCCAGGCGCGCGGCGAGAGGGCCCGTGTCGTACTTGCTCAGGTATTGATCACTGCCCAGTTCGCGTACGTATTGCAGCTGCCCGGATTCGTGTCCGATCTGAGCCAGAAAGGCCGCCTGGCGCTTCGGCGTATCGATCTGCCGCTTGGCCATGGCGGTGTTGAGTGGAGAAACAAAAACGCCCGCTTGGCGGCGGGCGTTAGGCATGATTTGCAGCAGTTGTTCTTCGGTTATTGGCATGGTCAGTGTTTGAAGGTCGGATAAGAAAACGCCCCGGCGGTACGGGGCGTTTATTCAGTTTGTTCAGTAACCCAGGATGGCGCGACAGGGCGGTACTGAGAGTCGGGGAAGTGCGGCGATTGCGGCCACTCGCGTAGAGTCTGCATGTACACCAGTAACTGTGTGAATTGTTCGGCAGAAAGCGTTGTGATCATTACGATTTCCAATTGATCACGGTGACGATCGCGCAACCACACGCCCCTCGCCAGTTCTTTGTCCCGATAGGAACGCTCACTGGCCGCCAGCTCTTCTTCAGTGAGAGGTAGCGGAACCGGATCAGGGGGAATACCGACGCAATACCATTCATCAGCACCTACATTCTCAGGACCCGAAACTGGTCGCCAGCCCTGTCCATCATTACGAACTGCAAAACTCATAAACTGTCCTCCCATCCCAAACACGTCAAACGATCTCCAGCGTACTGGGCGGCACGATAGATGTTCGGACCTTCCAGCTGTAACTGGTACTGCGCAAGGTGTTGGGATGATGCATAAAACACCAATGGTTGATTAGCAAGGTTCGTGTAGCCGCCATAACTATCATTGGGCGCAACCATTTGCGTGCTGTTGGTGCCTGTCATCGCCATATGTATCGTGACGGCTGTAGGGGGCACAAATGGCGCGACAGGAATCGGGACATAGATCGGAGTGCTGATGTGCCCCTGCACGCCCGCCGATATAACAATATTGCCTGGTACATTGCTGCCGGGAGTTACTCTGTAACTGCAACGCTTACCACTTTGTATAAAGTTCAGCGGATAGTTGTTGGCCGTCGCATCTGTTTTAATCCAGCTGACTCGTGCTTTATGTGTATAGCCGGGCGGCAACTTGGGAGATGTTGCATTCAGCGATAACAAACCAGCTGGCGCGCTCCCGCCCCAAATCACCCAAACGCTGTACCAGGTCGAAGGAGCCATTTCGCCCACGTCTATCCCGTTTTCCCCCACTGCCTGGCCACTAAAGCTAAAGTTAATCCCGCTCAGCGAATGCACCAGTTGACCGGTGCCGACAATCAACTGATCGGCTGATACATTCACTTGCGCACTCAGGCCCGAAGCCGAAACCTTCAAGTTCCTATGCCCGCCGATAATCGCTATCGGCTTTTGCTTCTGGACCTCCAAGGCCAGTTCAGCCACATCAATGCTTCCCTGATTGACTGGTGCACTCCAGGCTTTGATGCACCACATGACAGCCAAATTTCGGGGACGGGTTTCTGAGCCTGTACGCGGTGCCCCGTTAGTACCATCGACGAGTGGCTTCCCGATGAACTTTATATTTACTGCATCAGCAGGCACCGACGTCGCAAGGTTGGCCCCTGAGCCAGCCGCAGATACAGCGTACCCCTCAGGAAAAATTGCTGAGTCGCCCGACCGGTTCGATTTATACAGATACTCGTGAACATGGCCTTGCATCTGATCAAGCTGATAACCACTCAGATTCCGCCCAACATCCACCCCCCGCCCATGATCCCAACCCCGCAGAAACTCCCCCCGCGACTCAGGCAAGCGGAAGTTACCCGCCCCCTCACCCCCGGTATTGAACATAGTCCCCAGGTAAGCCGCCAGGTCCGGATAGGTCGCAGCACTCTGCACACTGCCATCCACCTCCAGGAATCCGGCCGGCACCGTACCCTTGGGAAACGGCACCATCGCCCCCACCGGCAAGGCTGACATGTTCTTCAACAGCGCCTCGATCTCCGCCTTGGTATAGGTCACCGACTTGGTATAGGCATCGGTGATCCCGTACTCGGCCAGGGTAGTACGAATCTTCTCCGGCGGTATCGAATCACGCACGATCGCCTTGATCGCCGCCAGCAACTGGTCATGCTCGGCCTCGGCCGGCTCTTCCCCTCCCGCACGAATCACGTTGAGCAATTCGTCGGTAACCGCGTTTCCCCACTCAGAGGAAATCAGTGAGCCGACTTGCCCGGTCACCGGGTTCTCGTCAACAAACTTCCCGTTCACCAGCCCTACGCTGGGAACACTTTTCGGATAATCCACTTGTTCTTGTCTTCTCTAGTCATAGTTGATGTACACCTGTGTATGCGCCGGTGTACTGCGATGGATAAGGCACTCCAGGGCGCTGCCCGGGTTCATGCCAAAACGTTCGCCCCAATAGCTGGCGCCGAAGCGCCGGCCCAGTTGCAGGCGGCCGCCGGTATTGAGGGTCCACATGAAGTTCGCCCGCCAGGTGCCGAAATGCGCGTGACCAAAGCGTGAGCGGCCCATGCGCGGGGTACTCAGCTCAGTGACGCTGGCATTGGGATAGCCCTGGCTGCGGGCGATTTCGACGAAGTAGGCGGCACGCTGGCTGCCCACCGCCAACAGACGCCGGCGCACGGCCAGGCGCCGGTCTTCGAACAGCGGGGTCAGGCCCAGGCAGGGGTCGGGCAGGTCCATGACCTTTTCCCAATCCGTCACCAGTTCGCTGACGCTGGCCGGGTCCATTTCGTTTTGCAGGTCCACGGCCCGGGCGTCGATGCGCGCCAACTCCTGGGAGATGCCCTGCAACACCCGTTCAAGCTCCGGCACCCGTTCCGGGTCCCAGGCCGGGCCGCTGGGCAGCAGGCTGCGCAGCTGGCCCTGGTACTGGGCGGCGCTTCTTACTGCAGCCATTGGCAACCTCCAAATACCAGCAGTTGGTTGCTGCTTGCCGGCACATCGGCCAGCGGCGCCAGCAGGCGGTGATCCTGTTCACCGGTGGCGCTGCTGATGGCCTCGCGGATGTGACTCAAGAGCAGGGTTTCTCCCAGGCCGGCCTCGCGGCTGTGCAGGTCGCGCAGTTGGTCCTCGACCGCGGCCCGCACCGCACTGGTGTCGGGGGTCAGGCGCACCTGGTAGATCACCGGCTGTATCACTGGCGCCAGCACATGCACCTCGGCGGTTACCGGGCGCAAGGGCTCGATATAGGCCAGAACCCGCGCCAGTTGCTCGGCGTTGGGAATCGGCTGCAGGTCGTCGTCACGCATGACGAACAAGCCCACGGTGCCCGGCCCCAGGTAATTGCGCCGGCACCAGGCACGGGTGATGCCCGGGCACTCCATGGCCCAGGTTTCGTAGTCGTCCGCCGAGCCGCCATGGGGAATGATCCGATAGGAACGGATCACCCGCGAGCGCAGGGATTCGAGGCTTTCCCGGGCCACGCCACCGCTCAGGCCCGGGGCCAGGACGGTGAACGAGTTGCTGATGCCCTGCACCGGCTGCACCGCGGTCAGCTCCAGGCCGGCATCGGCATTGCCCAGGGTACCGCCGTCGACGGCCTGGATCGTGGTGCTATTGAGGCCTGCGCTGGTGGTGCGCGCGGCGGTCACTGTGTAGCTGCGACCGTCGCTGCTTTGCAACAGGGTGCCGAGATCCAGCACGGCACCGGCTGCCGCGTTGAAACTGACGCTGCCACTGGCCGCCTGGGCGGTCTTGCGCGGCTGGTTCAGGCGCAGCGCGGCGATGCGCTCCAGGGTCGACTCATCGGCCTTGTCCGGAAGGATCTGCTCGGCGATCCAATCCAGGTAGCCATACAGGCCAAAGGCGGCGCCGCTCAGGGTGCGGGCCAGCACTTGGGCATCGGACTGGCGCAGCGAATCGCTGGCCAGGTCGCTTTGGGTGCGCTGAATCAGCACCGGCAGCGAAGGGGTTTCAAACGGCATAGGTCACCTGCCAACTGTGAATGGGGTTGATGTCCAAGCGCTCGCCGTCGGCCAGGATCAGCACCGTGCGCAGGTTCAGGCGCTGGGCATCGAGGCGCTCGGTCATGATCTCCACGGCGTTGCAGTGGCCATCGTCGATCAGCCACTGCAGGGCCTCGCGGGCATAGAACTCGGCATCGAGCTGGGTCTGCCGGCTCAGCTTGACCCGGCGCAACAGCCACAGCCGCGAGCCGATACGGTCGTCGGCCACGCTGGGAAAACTGTCGCCCCACCAGCCGTAGCGCTGGTCGTCATCCAGGGCGTCGTCATCGGCGGCGCGGCGCCAGGTGAACAGGCTGATTTCCACGGCCCGGGTCAGGGCGTTCTTCAGGTCATAAGTGGCGAACATGCTTAACCTCCCACCGGCGCGCCGGTCTGCCCCGGGCCGGGTTGCACGCCGCTGTGGACGTGGTTGATCTGGCTGATGCCGGCGGCGACCTGATCGCCCTGGGAGACGATCTTGCCGCTCATGCTCAGGGTCGGGCTGTCGATGATGACGCCGCTGCTGGCGCGGATATTCAAGGTGGCGGTGTCGATGTCGATGACCCGCCCGCGCTTGAAGTGAATCTTGTCGCCCTCGTCGGTGTAGATCGCCACTTCACCGGCGGCCAGGGCCTTGAGGCGATAGCGCCGGTCGGCCACCACCAGCACCACTCCATGGGAGCGATCGCCGCCGAGGAAGGTGGCGATGCCCTCGGCGCCGGCCAGGGGGTTGCTGGTAAAACCGTAAGGCTCGAAATGCTCCATGTCGTCGTTGACCTCGCCGGCGGTGAGGCGCATTTGCAGCGATTGCAATTTGTTGGCCGAATGGGCGAGCACCACGGTGCCCCGCGCCAACAGGCGTGTCAGTAGGCTCATGCTGGGTTCCTTGGGGGGAGAAGAGCCGGCTTGCCGGCGAACAGGGATTGCGCGGTTTCGTGCCGGGTGCCTTCGCCGGCCAGCCGGCTCCTGCGGTTGGGCGCAGGTTTCAGTTTTTTGCGGGTGTCGGGTTGGCATCGAAGGTCTGCGGCGGCGCCACCTGCAAGGTGGTGATGGAGCCCTGGTCGGACAGCGACCAGGTGACCTTGGAGATCAGCATGTCCTGGTCGAAACCCAGCACCGGGTCGATGACCCGCACCAACGTGTTGTGTCGCCACAAATCACCATTGCTCTGGCGCCAGCCCTGCACCTGATAGGTAGTGGTCAGCGCCTTGCCGGTGCGGGTGCCGCACTCCCAGTCAGCCCGCTGCTGAGCCAGTTCCGCACTCAGTTGCGCCGCCTCGTTGATCACCGTCACCCGTTTGCGCGAAGCCCGGGCATCGCTGGCCTGGCCGGACACCTCGCAGACCGCGACACCGCTGCTCTGGTCGCTGCCCTTGTGCTGGCCGATCACCCGGTACTCGGAAAACACCGCGGAAAAATCCATCGCTGCATTGGCCGAAAGAATGTTCTTGCCCAGCTCCAGGGCATCGCTGGCGCGCCCGCCGCTGCCCGGTGCCGCCAGCAGCAGGTAGCCGTCGGCGTCATCGGTGGAGAACACCCGGTACAAGGTCAACAAGCGGTCGATGGAGGCAAACACCGTCTCCCCCGGCACGATGCTGTGGGTGTGCAACTTGCTGGTGGGTGCAATCTCGCTGCGCACTCCCACCCCGTAAGAGCCGGCCAGGGCGCGGACGATGCTCAGCACATCCTGCTGGCGCCACTGGCTCGGCCGGTTGATGGCCGCGCAATCCACCAGATCCTGGGTCAGGGAGCTGCCCTGGATGCTCAGGCTGATCTGCCTGCCGTCATAACTGACCGGCGCCTTGTAGACATGCCCGGTGAGCACCAGGTCGCAGCCGATGCGCACCTGGCAGCGAGCGCCCGGGCGGATCCGCACCTGCCCATCCTGCCCCGGCCATTGCCAGGTGATGTTGAGGCTGAAGGTGCGGAACTGGCGCTCCAGGTCTGCCGTGATCTCCACGCTTTTCCAGCCGCTGTAGTCCAGCCCGTCCACCGTCAGGGTGACGATATTTGCCAGTTCGTCCATGGGTCACTCCCGCGCAATCTGCAGATCGGCCGGCGGCAGGAAGCCCGGATGGGCCACCCGGTTGCGCTGTACCACTTCACCGACACGCGTCGCATCGGCAAACCGCTCATAAGCCAGGACCAGCGCCGGCATGCTGCTTTTGGGGCTGAGACTGACCAGCCGCACCCCCGATGAAGCCACTGCATTGAGGTGGCCCTGCAATTGCTGGCGCAGGGTGTTGAGCGCCTGGTAATGCATCGGGTCGGCCTTGAGCGCGGCTTGCCAGATCACTTCGTTGAGCTGGTCACGCAGGGCCAGTACATCGTCGGCCACCGGCACCTCCAGGCGCTGCACCGGCTGGCTGGCCTGCTGCGCCAGGGGCGGCGTGCTCTTGAGCTTGACCACCGGGGTTGCCACCGGCAAGGCCGACACCAACCGGGCGATCTGCACCAGCAACGCATCCTGGACCAGGTTCGCTACCGCCTCGGCCGCCGCGGTGGTGTCCTTGCCGGTGGTCAGCTTGGGCGCATCGATGCGCCTGGCCGCCTCCACCTGCTGGGAAATATCGGCGAGCATCTGCCGATAGCCGGTGCGGGCAAAATCCTTGAGCCCGCGTACATCCTCCAGCAACCCCTTGAACTCCGTGCTCAGCTCCTTGGGTATTTCCTTGACCGCCTTGACCAGGGTGTTGAGGTCGCCATAGAACTCGATCAGCGGCTTGAACTCGTGTTCGATGACCGCGTACACCTCGGTCAATCCCTTGCGCAGCGAATCCACGCCGATCCGCGCCTGCTTGATCAGGTTGGTGGCGAACTCGAACCGCAGCACCGCCGAGCCCAGCAAGGTATCACTGGCCACCAGCACCTGCTGCTGGGTGTTGACCACCGCCGAAGGAAAGCGCAGCGGCTGGTCCGGGTAGAACTTCAGGCTGAAGGTCACCAGGCCACCATCCTGGCGGCTCTGGGTCATCTCGCACTCGCCGACCTTGACCTGCATCCGTCCAAGCCACGGATGCACCAGCTCGCCGCTGCCCTCCTCCAGGGCCTTGAGCAGCCTGTCGCGCTGCTCCAGGCAATCGGCGCCGACGATGAAGGCCGTCAGGTCATGGACTTTCGCCTGCTGGCCAAGGCCCTCGAAAAACGGCTGGTCGCGCTGCGGGTACTCATGCAACTGGCCTTTTTGCCCCACCGGGGTTTTCGCCTGGTCGACCCAGAAGGGCACGCCGCGAAAGGATGCGGGCAACAAACGATCACGCCAGTTATCCGCCATGGGAACCTCCTAGGGAAAGTGAGCGATAGCCCAGGGTCGAAGCGATGTTCAAACCCGGTTGATTGGTCGTGGCCTGTTCGGCGCGCAGGCCAGCCGGGGCGTTTTCGAAGCGCAGGGTCAAACCGCCTTCGAGTTGGGTGCGGTTGTTCGCGGCGTTCTGCTGGATCAGCGCACTGGAATTCTGGGTCAGCGAGCTGCCCTGGGTTGCGGCAAAGGGTGATGCCAGCCCGCCTTTACCCTCGGCGTTGATCTGCTTTTGCGCTTCGGTAAAGCCTTCGACCTTGGCGGTGACCGTGGCAATCAGCCCGCCGAAGCCGCCCTCGAACAGCTCCTTGATTGGCACCATCAACTCTTGAAGCTTGCTCCACAGCCCGGAAAACCAATCGGCGATGGGGGCCCAGTTGGTCATGATCAGTTCCATCGGCGACCAGTCGAACAGGGCTTCAATGGCCTTCCTGATCGAGTCGATACCCGGTTGCAGCTCGGCCCAGATCGAACCGAAGAAGCCCGTGACCGCACCCCAGTTGTTGTAGAGGATCACCAGCGGGGAAAAGTCGAACAGGGTGTGCAGGACTTTCTTGACCCCGTCGATGCCCGGTTGCAGCCCAGCCCAGATCGACGCGAAGAAGCCGGTGACTGCCCCCCAGCTCCTGGTAATCATGTCCAGCGGCCCCCAGTCGAACAGGCCTTTTAGAAAGGCCATCGCCGGCACTGTCAAGGCCTTGAGGGATTCCCAGATAGAGGCGAATAGCCCCGTCAGCCCTGCCCAGTTATTGATGATCAGTCCCAGAGGCGACCAGGAGAACACCTCCTTGAGGAAGCCGACGATCGAAGCCGTCATCGCCTGGATACTGTCCCAGAGCCCGGCAAAGAACGCCGTGATCGCCCCCCAGTTGCCAATCAGCATGCCTAGGGGCGTCCAGCCGAACAGAGTACTGAGCACCTCCATCGCCTGCGCCGCAAAGCTCTTCACACCTTCCCAGAGGCTGACGAAAAAGGCCGAGATCGGCGTCCAGTTGGCAATGATCACCCCGGCGGCCAGTGCAATGCCCATGGCAATCAGCATCACCGGGCTGGCCTTGGTCACGGTGCCCATCAGATCGAGCACCTGGGTCGCCCCGGTCACGGCGGTTTGCATCGCCGAGAAGGCAATGGCGCCCATCGCCAGCCCCTCAACCAGCTTGGGGTTGTCGTCGAGCAGCGTCCCCACACTGTTGAGCATGGGCTCCAGACCGACCACCAGCGCCCCCACTGCCGGCGCCAGTGCAGCATCAATGGCCGAGGACACCTTGGCCATGGACTGACTGAATACATTCATGCCTTTGGCCGCATCAGCCGGCGCGCTGGAGTCGCCGACTTCGGCCAGCTTGCCCTTGAACGCATCGCAGGCCTTGATCCCGTCCAGAAACGGGGTGATCAGGCTGCCGCCCTTGAACAGCCCGCTGATATCCAGCTTGCCCAGCCCGGTCTGCTCAAGGTTTTTCTTGAACGAGTCGACCTTGCCTTGAAGGGCGACGAGTTTGGGTGACAGTTGGTCTATGCCGGTCAACAGCACCGACTTCTTCTCTACGGTTTGTGTGTCTGCCATCACTGCACCTGCTGCATCGCATTGATCCGTTGCGCGTGCTCCAGGGATTCGCGGAGCACATCCAGTGGCCTGGCCATCATCTGTTCGGGGTCAACCTTCCAGAACCAGGCCAGGTCATAGGCGACAGCGATCAGGTCGGCGATGGCTGCGATGCCGCACTCATGAAAAAACTCGCCACCGCCCAGCTCAAGGCGTTGAGGTCCACCAGGTCGAGCTGGTTCACCGAGGACGGTGGAATGCCGGCGCAGACCGCGATGTATTTGGCCGCGACGTCCATGTCGAGGCTGACTTCTTCGCTCTTGTCGATCTTGTACGGCAGCGCCTTGATCGCTCGCACTTCCTGCACCGTCGGGCGGCGCAGGCTGAGTTCGGCCAGCGGCTCGCCGTGGGCCTCGATGGGCACCTGCAGCTTCACCGTGTTGCTCATTGCCAGGTCCCCTTCTGCCCTTCGAAGTTCAGCTCGATGCTGGCGTCGTCGCCCTTGGCAATAGGCTCGTCCACCAGGTAGGCACCGGCCAGTACGTAGACCTTGCCGTTGGCGAACTCGCAGGTGACGGTCATGTCGACGCCTTCGATCAGTTGCTTGAGCGGAAAGTCCGGGGTGTGCAGCGCGGTGACTTTGAACGACGGCGTGAGGTCGGTTTCCTTGTAGAAGCCCGGAACCACGGTTTCCCGCTTGACGGCCATCAGTGGTGCTTCGCAGCCGCCGCTGATGGTCAGTTGAGCGCCGTCCACTTTGACGTAGCAGGTGCCCGCGATCAGTTGACCCATGTTGTTTCTCCCAAAAAATAAGCCCGCTCAAGGCGGGCTGAAAAAGCGCAGCGATGCAGGTCCGGCTCAGGCCGCCGCGTCGTACTGCAGGCGAAATTGGTTGAGCAGGGCGAACACCCGCAAGCCGTTGATGTAGTCCGGCGGGAACAGCACGTTGACCCGGCTCGGGTCCTGCACATCGCGCTCGACGATCAGGTGCTCGGCGAACAGCTCGGCGTTCTCCACATGGCCCTCCAGCTCCAGCTTGGCGTACTGGGCAATCAGCTCACCGCGAATGGTGCTCGGGGTGACGATCGGCTGGCCGGCGCCGAAACGAGTGCCGTCGGCAGCCAGCTTGTGGCGCCCGTATTTGCTGGTGATCACGCTTTGCAGGCGGCGCACGATGAACGCCGACTGGTGCATGGTTTCGCTGTCCAGGTAGGAGTTGTCGGCCTGGCCGTAGGCGTTCTTCTGGTAGGTGGTGATCGCCCGCTGAATGCGCATGTAGCCGCCTTCGTAGTAGGCGGTGGCGATGCCGTAGCTCAGCAGCGACTGGCGCTCGGTCAGGGTAAAGCGTTCGCTGGCCGGGGCCGGATCGATCCCCGGCAGGCTACCGCTCTGAGTCGGACGGCTGGCGTCGGCGGAGATGAACACCGAGGTCCGCGCCGCCAGCGCTGCCGCCTGGACCCACACCGGCTGAGGCACACCGGTTTCCAGGGCCTGGATGGTGATGTGCTGGTCGTTGCGCGCCTGGCCGGCCGCCACCAGGGTGCCGACGGTGCCGCGCTTGGCGCTGTAGACATGGCCGAACAGCTGCTTGGCCCAGGACCAGCGGCCGGTGTTGTCGTCCATCACCGTTTGCCAGGCATTCAAGCTGGCGGTATCGGTCCAGGGCATGCAGATGAACTCGAACGGCTCGTCGCCCAGGGCGGCCAGCGCCGCGACCTGATCCGGCACACCGGTGCCACCGGCCATCTTGCCCAGCACCAGGGTCAGGCCCGCCGGGGTCTCTTCGCCATTGCTCTTGCCCAGGCGATTGAGTTGCAGGCTGATGTCGTTGCCGCTGTCGCCGGTCCACTTGGCGTTCAGGGTCACAGTGCCCTCGGCCGCGGTGGCGGTCACCGGCAGATCTACTGCAGCGTTGACCTTCAAGGCCAGGGCGCTGGCCGCTTGTGCGGCACTGGCGCCGCTGACGATGGAGGCTTGCACCCGCACCCCACCGACGTACAGATTGAGCAGGCCGGCGGCGCTGGCGCTACCGCTGATCTTCAGCTCGGCCTTGGCCACGCTGCCCTCGGTGCTGTGCAGCGGCAGGCACCAGATCTCGCCCACCGGGTCGGTCTTGCGCCAGGTTTCGTACATCGAAGCGAGCATCGAGCCCTGGCCGCCGATGCTCCTGGCCAGGGCCACGCTGGACACCAGCACCAGTTTGCCGAGATCGTCGCCAGCCTGGTTGTCGTTGACCTGGGCGACGATCAGACGACGCATGGCCGAGGACGCGCTATTGGCCGCCGAATTGTCCATCTCGGCGTAGAACAGCGGCACACGGATGTCCGCCGGGATATTGCTGAAACCGATCGCCATTATTTGGCTCCTTGAGATTTCGCCGCTTTCACGGCTTTGCTAGTGATATCGCCATCGGCCAGACGCCGGCGCCACCAGGCGCTGTCCGACACTTCACGGCCGGAAGCGGGCAGCAGATCGCCTGCTTCCGGGTCCGGTACGGCGCGGCCGGCGACCGGCAGCACGGTGATGCGTTTGCTCATTGCTTCAGCTCTCCTGAAAAAGTCAGCTCCAGGCGCCCGTCGGGCCCTGGGCGTTGCAGATTGGGGTCCGCCGGATCGATGGCATCGACCCGCACCGTGACCCCGGTCAAGGACGGCAAGCCGTCGAGTTCACGCTCATGCCAGGTTTCCGCCGGCTGGCCGGGCAGGTTGCGCCCCAGCTGGAACTCGGCGAAGAAGCGCAGGCGGTAGAGCAGGCGCTCGTTGCTCAAAGGCACCAACTCACCCCCCTCGTACTGGATCGGGTTGTAGTCGGGGCCGGGTTTGAAACCCACCAGTGCGCGCCAGACCTCGGCCCGCAGCCCATGGAGCTGGTCCAAAGCCTGTTGTGGGTGAGTGGCACCTAGGAGCAAAGCGACTTCGAAGTGGTCGCGGATGTTCTGGCGGAAAGTGTTTTGTGCGATGGGGGGAGTAGCGAGATCACGTAACAGAGCAATGAGCGCAGCAGGAAACGACTGTTCGCCACCGACTGGTAAAGCTTCATGATCAATGCTTCCAACAATACGACCAGTCACACTGGGACAGTTGGTTATTATATGCTCTAAAACCTTTGTCAATCCCATAAGACTCCTAGAAACTCAAGTAACAGCCCTATAAATCAAGACTGTTATAAAAACCAAAATCACACTTCCCAATCAACACCAAGATCAGCTAGATATAAAGCTCACCACAAAAACGCGAACCACAATTAAAATCCAACAGAAGTGAGTGCAGACACGTATGCATTGGGCGTAGAGAGTGCTGAGGGGGTTACCGACGAATTAGCCGTATCCAAAGTAATAATCAGCCTCAAGGTTCCATTAGAACCATATCCATAACCATAAGATGCAATGGCAACAGGAGACCGACCCTCTACCCCGCCAGGATAGACAAGATCACCAAATCTATGAGTTGATAGAACCATATAGGCACCCTGAATGGGATTTGCCCTTATATATGTTGTCACTCTATATCCAGCATAAGGAATCGAGCTCGAGAGCATGACCCAGCCTTGAGGATCAAGAAAGCCAGAGATGGCTAGCGGAGTGAACTCCGAATCGAATGTTGGAACTTTTTCAGAATTCCTTACAATGAGACCAAAATTGCTTGCAGATATTGGATTCGCCGAGAACACTGCATAAGAAACGACTACATTGGCTGCTGGTAGTGCTTGGAGAAGCAACTGGAACCCAGTCCAGGCGCCAGGGCTCCCTATCGCTTTCACACCCCAGCAATAGAGACCATCATTAGCCAGCCATTTCGCAGCAATGAGTGGCGGAGCGATGCTGGTAGAAGCAGAACCGAATGAAATAACTGGACCGCCAATAGACGTACCGGCAGTAGTGGTATAAGTCCCACTGGCAACCAATCCGTAATTAAGGAAGTCCGAATCGATGACCAAGTCTCCACCCGCATTTCTAAAAGTAGCACCATAGTTCACGAGTAGGCTCCCAACAGTATGTACCCACCCACATGAAAAGATGGAGAAGTAGAATATGGCCGCCATGAAATCGTATTACCTGAAATTTCAATTAATGGCGGAACTGTAGAAACCGGTTGATCTGCAACGAAGAAATACCTGGTAAAATTCGGATCTCCGAAAAAGGTAAAACTCCCTCTCTGCAAGGCGTCAACTCTAATACTCTTCACAAATCTGAGATATCGCCCGGAAAACTCACTGATAACATCATTGCTTTTATTTTTTGTTCTCACTCCAAAGCTCATGCTGTTAGATCTCCCATTTGAACTCTCACAACCCCAAGCGAGTCAATAATCTTTATAGCTCGATTATTGATCGTCATCCGACCTTGCCCAGGCACAGTTCCGTTGATCTCAAAACTTCCGTCTTTACCAAGCCTCCAACCAGTCGTTTGCGACACATAATTATCAGATTGTAGAAACGCATCTATCTTCAACATCGAGATAGAGCCATTTTTAATAAACGCAGAATCTATATAAGTAGAGCCATCTTGAACAACAAATGGGGGTACCGCCCTAGAGGTATTGGGGTCGACAACTGCAAACCGATTAGCTGCAACCAGTACCTGGCTGGTAATTACGCCCTTATCGTTCTCGACACCAATACCAATGCCCGCCAGGTACGGTTTGTTGTCCACCGTAAGCTGCGTCTTGATCGAGTACATCGCCGCCAACTCGCGCTTCACGGTCTCGACTTCGACCTGGGCACCGCCGCCAGACTCGATCTTCTTCAACAGGTGTTGGCTAAGTTGCGTCTCGCTGATTTTGTCACTGAGGTATTCGAGGATCGGCCCCGCATCCGAGGATGATTGTCCGGTAACTGGTCCATGGAAAGCACCCAAATTGCCGATCTTGTCCACCAGCCGTACCCAGAAGAAGAACCGTACGCCGGAGGCCAACCCCATGATGGTCAGATCAGTCTGGGGATAGGCGTAGTCGCCGAACTTCTTAGCAGTAGCAACATCGCTGCTCTGGCTGTACCAGATCTCGGTACGTTGGAGGTCAGCGGTGCTCGACCCGATTGGGATGCTCCACTTGAGCTTGATACCAAACACAATCGACTCGGCAGTGAACGACGCTACCACCGGTGGTGGCGTGGTCTTGCCATTCAGTATCGTCTCGGTCGAAGTCGCGAACACCGAACCAATATCCAGCGAGTTGATCGCTCGAACCTTGGCCACATAACGACCGGCATAGATCCCGCTCACTTCGATCGAAGTCGCACCGGTGCGCCCGGCGAACACCCACTCGCCATCGTTCTTGCGCCAGTACACCTCATAAGCAATCGCGCTTTCGGGGCGATCCCATTCGATGGTCATGACGCTGACCGCGCTGCCCTGATCGACAAAGTGATCGTTGCTCACCCGAACATTGCTCGGCGGCCGTTGCACACTCGGCGGTATGACCGTCACCGGCGGCCGTTCAATCCGCGCGCCGTTATCAATCGCGTCAAACTTACTGGGCACATGCTTGACCGCGCTGATGCTGTATTTGATGGAGTCATCGCTGAAGTCTTCAGCCACCGACAGCACCCGAAACTGTTGGGCTGCCAAGGTCGGCGAGTCGATCGCCCACATTGATTGCTCTGGCGGCAGTTCCTCCAGCTTCTTCTCCAGCACCACTCGCTGGACTTCGGCAGGAAAGCCGGTGGTATCAAGGGTGATGTCACCGTTGTCCCAGGTAATGCCCGTGCTGTCCCAGGTCAGTGGATAACCCACCGACTTGATCACCCGCGAGATGGCCTTGCCGGTGGGCATGATCAGGGTGACGGTGTCCCCCGGATAGGCCTTCACGTCGGCGTCGAGCACCAGGGTATCCAGGGTCGCGGAACGCAGTCGACCGCCAATCCGGCGCCCTGCCCTATCGTTGTCCGCCACCCGGATGATCTGCCCAGGGCGTGCGAGGGTGCCATCCAGGCCCACGGCGAAACTCACGCTTTCGGTTTCCAGGCGGTTGGTCAGCAGCGCCCATTTACCAATGCGCTGGGCCTGGGCCTGGGAGGTGCAACCGGTGGCGGTGATTTCGGTCTGCTGCACGCCGTAGCGGGCAATGCCTTCCGGGTCATCGACGTACTGCACCTTCTGCCGGTAGAAGTCGGCCGGGTCGTTCCAGCTGACCAGGGCCACGCTGTAGCGGGTCTTTTTCGCCGAGCCACCGTAGACGAACTTGCCGTCCACCACGTTGGCATTGCTGTAGGTGTACACCGGGTCTTCCGGCATATCGGCCACGGCCATCACCGAGCCGGCGCCCCAATAGGCCATGCCGCGGAAGGTGGTCGCCAGGTCCTGCAGCACTTTCAAGGCGTCGGCGCGAACGGACAGGTAGAGATTGCAAGTGAAGCGTGGTTCGGTGCCGCCCTTGCCGTCGGAGACCGGCTGGTCGCAGTACTGGCCGATGCGGTACAGCTCCCACTTGTCCACTTGGGCGGCGTTGAGCAGATGCCCCAGGCCATAGCGCTGGTGCAGCAGCAGGTCGTAGTAGATCCAGGCTGGGTTGTCGGTCCAGGCCGACTTGAAGGTGCCATCCCAGACGCCGCTGTATACCCGGGTCAACGGGTCGTAGTTACTGGGTACCCGGATGATCCGCCCCAGCAGTTCGAAGGAGCGGGTGGGGATCGACTGGAACTGCGAGGCATCGAACTGCAGGCCGATGATCGCCGACCCGGGGTAGCGCAACTTGGCGTCGATCACATCGGTGATGGACTCGACACTGGTGGTGTCGGCGATCGCACCGCTGGTGGAGTTCGGCGTCAGGCGCCGTACACGAACCGTCCAGCCAGCAGTAGCGGCAGGCAGATCGACGCGATGGGAGCGCTCGTACTTGCTCGAAGTCTTGCCGCTGAAAGCCGCTTGCAGCACTTCCACGAAGGCACCGCCATCGGTGGAGAGGTCGATGGCATAGCGCACCGTATAACCGTTGGTGTCGCCATTGCTGGTGTTGGTCTGTGCCAACCGCGAGACCGCCAGGCGAATGCGCACGGCCGACAGTTGCAGGTTGGTGATGGCCTTGCTCCAGGGCTGGTCACTGCGCAACTCCACCGCCACCGAAGATTCGTTTTCCACCGCCGGGAATCCCGGGATGTAGGTCTGGTCCTGGCTGCCATTGCGGGTCTCGAGGGTGACCCCGGAGAAGTTCAGGCTGCCATCGGCGTTGGCCAGGGGCGTTTCGTTGAGAAACACCGAGCGCTTGCCATTCTTCAATCCCACAATCTCGCCCTCGCTGACGAGGTCGAGAATCCGAGCATAAGCCGTGCTTTGCAGGCTGTCTGGCGCCTCCACGGAGGGACGGGGCTTGGAGCCACCGCCTTTGCTGCCAGCGAGAGTAAGGTCAGTCATGGCTTTCCTTCAGGCGAAATAAGGCCCGCGCAACGGCAGGCAGGTTGAAGACAGGAGGAGTTAAAGTTGATCTTCGGCGTAGATGCCGGAACTGATCACGGCGCTGCCGATGGTCAACTGACCGTACAACAGGCCCACTGGATGACCCTGGGCGCTGGTGTTGACTGGGCCGTTGAAGCTGTAGCTGGGGCGATATTCCGGCCGATCCTGAGCAGCGAGCCCCTTTGGTAGAGGCGCCAGCATTTGCATGACGCCCCCCATCGCCATGCTCGCCCCCGTCATAAACAGAAACGAGGCAGCAGGGCCGGTCAGGTATCCAAAGGGGTTGAAATAAGCCACGGCCATCAGCACTGCACCCAGGATGGTCTGCAACCCACCGGCACGTTTCGAGCCACTGAGCACCGGGGCGATACGGATCACCTCCTTGCCCAGAGGCTGGTGAATATCGGTTTCAGACAGGTTGCGCCGCCCATTGAACACGGCGAATCGCAGCCCATTGTCAGCGCTCTGCACCATATAGCGCTCGAAACCGGGGAACTGACGGAAGTACCCCATCACCTCCTTGAAGCCACCAGCAATGGCCACCCGATGCTCCCGTCCAAACATCCTTGCCAGGGAGCCGGACAGCAGCACGGTTTGCATCTTTTGTCGTTCTACGGCCAAGCCCATGGGGTTCTCCTGGCAATAAAAAACCCGCCGAGGCGGGATTCAGGTGAAGGACAGACCCAGCCTGGTTCAAAGCTGGTCCTGGGCATAGATCCCGGCACTGATCACCGAGCTGCCAACGGTCAACTGGCCATACAGCAGCCCCACCGGATTGCCCTGGGCGCTGGTATTGACCGCGCCATTAAAGCTATAGCTCGCGCGGTTGTCGGGACGGTCCATCGCCCCCAGCCCCTTGAGTTGCGGCGACATCATCTGCATCACCCCGCCCATGGCGAGAGAAATCCCCATCTGCGCGGCCATGGTCCAGCCCGTGGTGCCAGTGCCGCCTATCAGTGTTGTGCCACCAGCGGCAAACGTGCCCCCGGAGAAGTACGACGCAGCCACCACCAAGGCCACTCCGATAATGGTTTGCAGCCCACCTGAACGCTTGCTGCCGATCACTACCGGCGCAATACGGATATCGCTGTTGCCACTGGGCGCTTTCAACCGGTCGTGACCGATGTTGTCGCGCCCAAGAAACAGCGAGTAGGTCAGTCCGCGGTCCTTGGACTCCATCAGGAAAGCCTCGAACCCCGGAATCAGGATGCACAAGGCTCTTACCGCTTCCGAGGCATTGCTGACCGCCAGCCTGTGCACTCGACCAAAACGTGCGCCCAGGGTGCCGTAGAGACGGATGACCCGGATTTTTTGCTGATTCATCACATCACTCCCAGGAACAGGATCCTCGGTTGAATTCAAGGAAAGACGATGCACTTCAATCCATCGCCATGAGCTGGCGATGTCGCCAGATGCTGACCGTTACCTCATCCCAGTAACCGCCATAGGTATCCCGTTTGCTATCGCGTCCATAAAGGTGATGCAGGATCGAGCCTGGCGCGGGGAAGTGCTCCGGTTCGCTCTTGAGCACCCCGTCGGCAAGGTATACCGCCGCATGATTGGGCACCGGCGAGCGGATCTGCATCAGCACCACGTCGCCTTGGCGCAGGTCATTGACTCGCTCGAACCCAGCCCGAGGCAGATGCTCCAGGTAAAGATTGCCGCCCTTGTCCCACCAACCGTCTTCACGCTGGTAGCTACCCAACTCGATACCCAATTCACGACGGTAGTAGTCGAGGATGATGCTCAGGCAATCATGGATACCGTGGGCAAAGGCTCGGCCAATCAACGGCGCTTGATACCCCGTGGGCAGCAGACTCGCCCAGTCGCCCTTGCGCAAGGTGCCGTCATCATCCTTGCGCACTTCCAGGATGTGCCAGGGCAAGCCCGATGCCTCGCAGGCCACCCGATCCGCCTCGCTGGGAGCCGGCGGATAATCCGGGTGGCTGTGGATCACCGCCAGTACCTCGCCGCGCTCTTCCGCCGCCGCGTAATCCTCGGGGGCCAGGCGAAAATGTTCGCTGGGCGTGATAGCGGTGTTGCGACAGGGCACATAGACCCGCTTACGCCCCTCGCGAATCAAAAGCCCGCAACACTCCTTGGGGTACTCGGCCAGGGCATGGCGCTCGATGGCGGCCCGATTTGCCTTGTTCATGCTCAGCTCCGTAGCAGCCCGGCCGCTGGGAATGAACCGAAGGGCAGCGGGTTGTTTTCACCGAAACGCAGCTTGCAGCTGCTCAATCGCCCACCGCATTTATCCTTGGCAGCATCGGTGACGATCACATCGTTGAGATCCGCCACCGGGCCGCCGTTATACCCGCAGTAAGGCCCGCGATAGCCGCCACAGCTGAGCCACCAGCAGACGTTGGCGACGATCTGCCGCCGTGGCAGTTGCACGCCGTTGAAGTCCAGGGCGCTGGCCAGTTCGAACTTCACCACTTCGTTGTCTTCGCTAGACTTGCGCTCGACATACCAGATATCCGGTGGCAACTCCTCTTCAGGGTCGGCTTCCGGCTGGCCATCCAGGTACTTGCCAAGGGTGCGGTGACGAATCAGCCGCGCCCCTACCAGATCCTCGAAATACAGCACCAGGGCGGTGATGAAACCGCCGACGTTGCCTACCGACAGCGTCGGTGTCGGCTGCGCGCCCTTGCCGGTCATTTCAAAACCCTCGGCCTGGATCGGCCAGGGGGAGTACTCAAGCCCCTGCCAGAAGATCGACGACTGTTGGGGATAACCGTGAAAGCGATAAAGCTCGGCGCCTAGGCTGGTGGCGTCGAGCTCAAAAAGCTCCACCCACGCGCCTGGCTCCAGGGTCTGGATATCGGCCGTGATCGGCATGGTGATTCCTCGGGCAAAAAAAAATCCCGCTTGATGGCGGGCCTGTGGGGTATTGCTTCGGAGCCTATGGGGCTTCGGTTTCTCCGCTGATCGTTGTGCGGGCTTCAGCGCGCTTGGCGGCGATGTCTTCGGGTATTGCCTTTCCAATCTCGACAAGGCGCATCACATACCAGTCGGTATCAGACAGGTACTTCAGGGCCTCGCGAGTCTTCTGCTCCTTCTTGATGCTCTCCTGGGTGGGTATCGATTTGATCTTGGACAGGTCCATCTTTCGGCTCCTCGATTACTGGGGGGTGTTCTTGTTCATGGTCAGGCTGTGGAAGGTCGACGGGACCGTCGCCGGTTGTTACGACCGTCTCGGGGTACGCCATACGGCGCGGCGCCTGTAGTGGCGTCCTGAATAGAATGGTCAGGTGATACCCGTCCTCGTGGTGCTCGATGCCCCCTCGGAAAATAACCTCGTGAACGTCGGCCCCATCAATCATGCTGCCGACCGGAATCGGCGACAGGTCGAAGTCCTGGCCGTCAATCGTTATCACGGCCCCTTCTACAGATATCGTTGTAGGTGTGTAATTGCTTACCTGTGCCTGGGGGCTCAGCTTGATATAGAAGTTCATTATTTCCACCTCCCAATGGCTACGCACGAAATATCAGCGGCTGCGCCAGAAATGACGGAAACAGTCCTAACGTCTAGAACACCGGTAAGTGACGCCACCGTGTTTGATATGCACCAGCAGGCGCTGCCAGCAGGGTTATCAGTGGAAAACGACACTGCCGGCCTATCGCCGACAAACGGAATGGCCCATGAAAACCACGTACCGAGGTCAAGCCAGAGCGACCCTTGCTGTATTGACGTGTTAGATGATCTTTTTCTTACCGTCCAGCAAATCATAGTCCCGTCAGCCAGCAGCACGGCGCGGCCGTTGACGTTCTCGACGTACTGGGTGTCAAGCCGGCGCCACGGAAAAACGGTCCCGTTGATTGATCCCCTAAACCCGAAGTAGCTTGCGTCAAGCGTCATACCAATCTGATTCCAACTACCTGTTGGTACGTCATAGGTGACGTCGACAAGGGTCCCGTAGTGGTCGAGTGGCCTCGCGAGAGAGCCCGGCTCAAATCTTGAGAACCCAGCGACTGGCGGTGTTGCCGTTCCGCTGTACGGAGTCGTGGCGGCTCCCAGCCCGAAGTCGCCAGCCTTCAGGATCTCCATCCATGGACTGAAGGTGGTAGGAGTATTTGTGTAGGACCTGTACCATTTCTTTTCACCGAATGGGTGCCCTTGTGTCGCGGTGAACTCCTGCGAGCCGCTAGTTGCCGAGTGTGGTGATACCTCAAGGCTCCCAAATACGTCCGCCCTTGGAGCGCCAGTCGCTCCACGGTCGCAACTGTAGACGCCCTGAGTGAGCGCTTTGTTGAGGTCAGTGATCTTTGGCGGGGAGTTGGTGCCAATTCCGTAGTCACCCTGGAGAACAAGGCGAACTGGCGGCTGATCAACGCCAGCGCTCCAGCGCTTAAACCAGAGCTTGTCGGAGTTGATCGACATGATCAGCTTGCAGCCCCAAGCGGCAGCTCGGCTACCATGGATCGCAATTCCACCCTCGGTATTGGAAGGCGCCCCTGCGGTGTCAGCGGCCCACCCATAGATACCCGTTTCAGGGTTGGTCGAAAGGGTGTTACCGGGGATCAGCGCGGTATCTTTGGTCCCGATCCCGTAGTCGCCAGTCTTGAGCACTCTACCCCACGGGCCTGGAGCGGCTCCTGACTGACTGCGAAGCCACATTGCAGCGCCTGCTCCTTGACCGAACGCGAGCTGGGTCCAGAAGCCGGGTGAGTGGGAGACGTGCGCAAGCGAGCACCCGCCCTGCCCTGGCTGGTTCAGGGTTTCGGCCGTGACCTTGTAATAGCCGCCCCTGGTGATCAGGTTGCAATCGGCTGCATCGGCGCCCGTGTCACCGCCCAAGCCGAACTCGCCCTTCTTGATGCTCTGGTTTATCTGGGCCTGCAACTTCGCGAAGGCCTGCAGGACTGTGTCCGTGGCCACGATGGCAGCATTAACCAGCGACCCCAGGCCAGCCAGCGTCGTCGAGCGCACACGGGCGCCAAGCTCAGAACCAGGCACTGCTGCATCAGCTTTCGCCTGTGCGGCCGCGGTACGGGCATCGAGTTGGGCAAAGTTTGCATTGATGATTGCACCGCCAGAACGCAGGTCATGGCCACTACCATCATTCGGCGTACTGCCGATGTTGACTGGATCAATACTCATGGATGAAATGCCTGTTCAAAAGTCGCACTGAGCGAATAAATTCCTGCCCCCAACGGCGAGGGTTGATAAGTCTTGCAGCGATACAAACCCTGCTCGCCCAAGGGCGGCGTCCAGTAAAACGGCATCGCTCCGGCATGGGCGTCGATAAAGGCGACGATGGGTTTGATCGTCTTGTCGTCGCCGACAAAAGTCAGCGGCCAGGACTGGGTCTTGTTGTTGATCCCGTCCTGGACAACCTGCTGATAGCCATCACCAAAGCGCGCCGACTTGAGGCGAAACTCGACGCTGCCCACGGGCTCGATCTTGGGTACCCATGTGAATGTTTCGATAGTCATGTCTTTTCTCCGGGCGTGAGCCGTTGCGGCCGCTGGAAATCAGCGGCCGTTGATGACGGACCAGATCTGGCCGCCCGGTTTCAGGTCTCGGGCGATCTGTTCGGCAGCGCCCTGCTTCGCCGCGCTGGCGTAGGCATTGGCCAGGCTCTGGGAGTTCGTGCCTGCACCCGAGGCACCGGCCTGTCCATCGGGTACGTTGATGGTCTGCTGGATGACCACCTGCTGGTTGCTGGTGGTGGTGCCGGATTGTCCCCCGCCCAACGCAACGACCCCCAACGAGCCATCGGAACCACGACTCAGGGGCATGATTGCTTCTGGTCCGGCCTCACCGAACAGGGCCATAGGCGCCAGCGTCGGACCGGTAGCGACACCATTGGTGAAAACACCGCCGTTGGCGTACTTGAAGCTGGAGTCCAGGCTTAACTGAGGATTGAAGGTGTAGCTTGAGGAGCCGACCGAAGCGGTCGTCGGGGCAGGCGCAGCAGTAGACCCAAACCATCCCATGACCGCCGAACTGGCCATTCCAAACAACGAACTCAACGCTTTGGACGCCGCCGTCTTCGCCGCCAACATCGCCATATCCTTGAGCACCGACTTGGCGAAGTCGGAAAAGGAGAACTTGCCCGTGGTAGCAAACTGGAGGATCGCGGCATCCATCTGCTCAAACGCACTGGTGAACACCGCCTTCGACTGAGCGGCGACGTTACCGGCGTTATTCATGTAGTCATCCAAAGCCGACGAGGCACCATTTTTCCAGTCGCCGAGTGCTTCGCTCATCTGTACATAGTTGCTTTGAATCTGCAGGGCCATGTCATTGTGCTTGGTCTTCAGTTCATCAAGCTTGGTGGCATAGTCGTCGCTCTGTACGGCCCCACGGCCATAGGCATCTCCCGCCGGGAACTTGATCCCTGACTTGTCGGCATAGGTCGCTGGCGACTGAACCGCGCCTTGAGGAAATTGCTTATCCAGAGCCTTGCGCGCCAAAGCATATTCTTCATCGTTCGCGCTAAGTTGGGCGGCCAATGCCTGTTGACGACTCCCCCTGCCTAACTGAGAGACAGCTAGAGCACCTGAATTACGCAGTTTCTCCATATCGTCGGAGTACGCCCCCAGCTTTTTTCCAGATACTTCCAGGGACTGCGCATACTCGGTTCCAGCACTTTTGTTCTGCTGGAGCAGTGCGCTCAAGGAACTTTGACTCTTTACAAAATCATCGGCCGCTCTGGCAGCCGGGTCATAGGCCTTGCGCAGGCCATCAAAGGCATTGGAGGTCGCGCCCAACGCGGAAGCAGACGAAGTCGCCAGCGCCTCGGCAATTTTCTTGCTCGCATCCTCGACACGCCTCTGCATGCTGCGCATGCCTTGGTCGGTAATACGCTGGGCCTTGTCCAGGGCCCGCTCCAGGCTGCCAAGGTCCAGTTGCATGTTCCCTTGGGAAGCAGTTGCCATAGGTTTCTCCGGGTCATGAAAAAACCCGTCGAAACGGGTTTGGGGAAAGTGGCCTGATGTCAGCGCCACTCGTTCATTGCACGTTCGAGTGATAACCCCAAACGTTGTTCGTGAGGCATGAAGTCCAGCAACTCCGCCATGCCTCCGCCCAGCCGGTGGGTCTGCAGCGCCACCAGGGCGCTGCCCGCCTCCAGCCGCCTACCGGTATGCAAGGAACCATATCGGTCGATATAGCGCCCCCATGCCAGGGCTTCCTGGTAGGTCATGCGTTCCTTGGCTTCGGCAATGGTCCGGCCGCCGACTCCGTTCAGCACCAGCTCGTGCCAGAACTCATCGGCGGCCGTCAGTTTTTTGCCGCGGCGCCACCGGTGCCATTGACCTCATTCACCGCATTGAGAATCAGGAAGCCCAGAGACGGCTCCAGCCCGTAGGCATCGTCGTAGCTGAGGGCTTCCGAGCCGTCAGCGCCCAAGGCCACCGACGCGGCGATGTAGCGGGCATTACGGTTCAGCTCGCTGTCACTCTCGGCAAACAGGCGCTCGATAACGCCGAAAGACTGCCGGCGAACATGCAGGGTCAAGGTGTCGGTCACTTCCTTGCCGGTCTTGCTGTCAAGGTGAGTCCAGCTCACCTGTTTCTTAACGGGCAGGGCATCGACGATGCCGCCCTTGGCTTTCAGCTGCTTGAGGTTCATGGCGTGGCTCAGGCCTTCTTGATCCAGGTAGAACCGCCGGTGCGCTGAATGGTGACGGTGGTGGTCACCACGGCGTTCAGGGCGAAGTTGAACGGGAAGTCTGAGACGTAGCCGTCAAAGGCGAACCAGGTACGGGTGGTGGGCAGTTCGAAGTTGTCACCCTTGGTATTGAGGGTAGGGACTACACCCTTGCCATCGGACCAGCCCACGACCCATTTGACGCTGGTATCGCCATTGGCTTCGGACAGCTGATGCAGGCGGATATGGCTGGCGTTGGCCGGGTCGGCGTTCAGCCCGAGGCTGGCTGTGCCTGGAGTGCGCAGGCCCTTCTTGTAGCTGCGTTCTTCGGCGTTGAGGCTGGTGTCTTCGATCTGCTCGGCGGGTGCACCGCCCGGGTCGAAGGAAGTGGCGTGCTCGATTTCCAGCACTGTGTAGGGGCCGCTGCCGGAGACAGGCGGAACCAAAGCAAAGATTTGCGTACCTTGGGTAAGAATCGACATCAGGTGTTCTCCATCAAACAATAAAAAACCCGCGACGGCGGGCTGTGAGTGTTACTCGGGGAGGAAGCTCAAGACGCTGGAACCCTCAGTTCAGGGAGCCGGCGAGCCATCCAGATAAGGGGGAGCGTTGGGGTCTGGCTCGCGACTCTTGATCAGGTCCACCAGCGCCTGATTGCTCTGCGCCAGCAGGCGGATCGCGCTGTTCAGGGCGGCCTGTCCATCGGTCTGGGCCTGGAGCGCAGCGATCAGTCGATTGATCGCCGCAAGGTCTTCGTCATTCATGAGGCAGTACTCTTCTATCCGTCGAACGTTACCCGGGGCAGTCCCGGAATTCTGGTACTGGCCTGGCTCACTCCCGCCCCGCCGGCAACAGCTCAGCACCGGCCTTGAACCCGGCCTGCAGCGCAGCCCAGAACTCGGCATTTTCATAGCCCATGGCCCAGACGCTGGTGCCGCCCAGGCCCAACCTGGTCACCAGGGCGGTCTTGGTCTTGATGCTGGCGGCATCGTCGTACCAGAGCACGGGTTGCGCTCGTTCCGGGGTCCATTCCACGCCATCGGCGAAGCTCTTGACCGGGCCCCAGGTGGCATAAGGCGTCGCAGAAGCGGCATCCCGGTGAGTGGCTGCCCGGTGCTCGGCAATGATTTCCTGATAGGCCGACCAGTGCACCCGGTTGCCGATGCTGTAGTCCTGGCCGTATGCGGGCAGCCCTGCCAGGACCTTGCTCGCTGGGACTCGGGAAACGGCGTAACTGAGCAGCGCCTGCTGCCAGTCGAAGCCCGATTCGGGGCCGGGCCAGGCTTCATTGTGAAAGCCGCCGCTGCTCCAGCCCGGCCCGACCTGGTCGTAGGTCATCACCTGGAAGTAGTCCACCGCCGCGCCCAGGGCCTTGTAATCGTAGCCCTGCAGGTACTCAGGCTCGGTGTCGCTGAGCTTGGGCGGGATGCTGATGATCAGCTTCTTGTTGCCGGCATGCAGGGCGTTGCCCAGGGTCTTGACGAAGGCGCAAAACGCGGCGCGATTCCTGGGTTCGACCTTCTCGAAGTCCAGGTTGATGCCAGCGAATCCGCCCTCTTTGGCCAGCTTGACCAACTGCTTGACGGTGCCGGCGCTCAAGGCCCGGTCGTTGAGGATGGAGTGGGAAATAGCCGGGTCGAAGGCGCCGATGTCTTCGTTGTAGTCGGAAACAGTCGGGTACAGCGGCAGGGATTGGCTCTTGGCAAAGCGGATGATGTTCTGCGTGGTTTCGTTCATGCCGTCCTGATGCAGCTTGCCGGTGACGGTCAGGCCGTAGGTGCTGCCCAGGCCGACGGCGGACAGGTTGCGGTGGAACGCCTGCAGATTGCTGTAGGACGCTTCGACCTGGCCGTCGGTATAGGCCAGGACAAAGGGTGCCGCATGGGCGGCAGCGGCCAGCAGCAAGCTGCAGCCGACGATCAAGGTCCGGAGAAAATGCCGGATCGCCAGGGTGATGCCTGGTTTCATGAATACTCCTGTGGGCGGGTTGCCCCGTCAGTGGGGAAAGGGATCAAGGCTCAAAGCTGCTCGACCCTGAGGGGTTTGCGGGCCTGGGGCGGCTTGCCCTTGGCCTTGGCCTTGCCTTGCTTGCCGCCGTTGCACTGGACCGTGGTCGTCCATCCGGCCTGGGTGAACAACTGCTCGACCGAGTCCACCAGATAGTCACCGTCGAGCCCGGCCTTGAAGCCCTGGGCATTGATCATTCGCTCGGCGAACAGATCGGTGCGCCCCGCAAGGTCCAGGCGCAGGCTGGCGGTGTTGCGGTTGAAGGCCGCCAGGCGCGCCTTGGCGGCCTGCTCGGCGGCAGACTGGTTCGGGTAGAGGTGGCGGTCGGTGTGCACGGCGGGCGAATCATCCGGCGAGCCATCGTTCCCCAGGTCGATGACCCACAGCTTTCCGCTCCTGGGGTCCTGGTGCCGGGTCTGCACTGCCTTGTGGGTGCTGCCGTCACTCAGGCGGAACTGGTAGCGGCTGACATCGCCACGCCCGAGGGTGACAACCCCCAGGGCCTTGCCGCTGGCGCTCTGTCCGGCCTGGCGGGGCAACACCAGCAGCTTGCCTTCGGCCACCTTGGCGGTGCAGTCATATTGCCGGGCCAGGCGGGTGATGAAGTTGAAATCCGACTCGTTGAGCTGATCGATGCGCGGCACCTTGATGGCGAGCGGGCAGACCGGCTGCCATCCATTGCGCGCCGCCAGGTCACGGACGATGAGCTGCAGCGCAACGTTCTCCCAACTGCCGCTGCGGGTGGTCTTGCCACTGCCGCGCATGTCGCTGGCCTTGCCACGGATCTCGAGCGTATCGGGCGGCCCGTTCACCACCACTTCGTCCACGGTGTAGCGCCCCAGGCGAGTCAGCTCCTGGCCGGCGTAACCGAGGAACACTTCAATGCTCGCGCCGCGCCGGGGCAGCGCCACGGCGCCGTCGCGGTCATCGATGCGCAGCTCGAATTCATCCGACTCCAGGCCGGGCTTGTCCGTGGTGCGCAGGCTCAGCAAGCGGTCGTTGATCTGCGCGGTGATGTCCCGGCCATCGGCGACGATGCGAAACGCTGGGGTCATGTGCCGTACTCCAGAAAAAGCCAACCCCGTGCTCGACGGGGTTGGGTAAAGGGGTTGGGGCTCAATCCCATAGCTGGACCCTGGCCTCGGCCCGGGCCGGCAGCTCCGGCAGCCGGATCAGCAGCCCGGCGCGAAACGGCTGTACCTCGTCGGCCAACCCCTGGTTGGCGTCCAGCACCGCTTCGACACAGCCGTTGAGGTGGCCGTAATACTGGTAACACAAGGTATCGAGCAGATCCCCGTCAGACGTTCTGCAAGTCGTCGCCATAGCTTACGAACTCCAATGAAAAACCTTGTTTGCGCGGGATACCGCCGGCCAGCAGGTGGCTCTGATCTTCCTCGATGCTGGTCAGGCACCAGGTGCCCAGCACTTCGCCGTAGCCGGTGGTCAGGCTCAGTGGCTGCAAGCGCCGCCCGATGCTGCGCAAGGTCTGCAACTGCCCCAGGCCGCCCTTGAACCCGGGAAACACCGTGCCTTTGAGAGAGATCCGCTCTTCACCCTGGCCCACCGCCTGCTGGGCGACACTGCGGCTCAAGCGCTCCTGACCGGCCCAGCGGAATCCGCTCTGCCGGCGCAGCGCCTCGAAGGCTGCGGTATCGACGTTGAAGTAGTAAGGCTGGGCGCCCGCCCCGAGCGGTTGCAGGATCAACAGGTGCGCGAAGGGCTTCACCGCCTCGGCCGCCGGAGTGGTCTGTTCGGCAAATGCGGCGGTCGGGAAGATGTTGCCCAGGGAAGGACTGATCTGCCCGCCGATCCGATTGATTGCCGCGCCGGCCTTGGCCACCTGTTCCTGCAGGGCGCCAAGACGCTGCTGCATCTGCCCGGCCACGGTCACTGCCTGGCTGTACTTGGCCGCGACTTCCCCCACCACCGACTGCGCCGCACCGATACTGCGCATCGTGCGTTGCAGTTTGGCGCCCAGCGCCGGCCCGACAACGGGCAGGCTTTCAAGCTCCAGGGCGGCGCCGCTGATGTCGCTGATGGCACCGTTCATGGGCCCGAGCATTTCATCAGCACTGCGCCGCCCCGCTTCCGCTGCCGCCACCAGGGAACCCAGCCCCGATTGCAGCTGCTCCATGTAAGCCATGCGATCTCCTTAAACGTGTGCGGCGTCGAACAGCTGGCGAGCGGCAGCCTGGCGGCTGAACTCGTCGAACTGCCAGCGCAGGTGGGGTTCCAGTTCCCGGGCCAGTTGCGCGGGGTCGCGCACATCACCCTGGACCGAGATCGACAAGTAGGGCGCGAAGCTGAACTGCTGCTCGATGACTGGAGGTTCCTGGGGTTTGAGCGACTCCGGCGCGGTGATCGTGGCCGGCGCCGCAGCAGACGACGATGGGCTGAGCATCGAGCGCGCCGCCTGCCCCATCAGCGGGGGCGTCTGGCCTTTCTGGAAGGATTTGGCGATATCGCCCATGACCGGCGGGATGTTCTGTCCAGCGTTGCGCATCATCAGCGGACCGGCGGCGGGCAAGTGCTTGAGCGACTCGTCGGAGCCGAACAGCTTTTTACCCAAGGCGCCACCGGCGGCCGAACCGCCCCAGGCACCCAGGGCGCCGCCCACCAGCCCGCCAATCACCGTGCCGATCACCGGCACCACGGAGCCAATGGCCGCCCCTGCTGCCGCACCCGCGGCGGCGCCAGCAAGATTGCCCGCCGCCTCGCCGTAGCCTTCGGCTTTTTCATCCTGGGTCTGGGCATTCAGGTAAGTGTCCGCCACCTGGAAGCCTGCACCGAGCACCGAAAGGATCGCACCGCCCTTGAGCAAGGGCGCGACTCCCTTGGCCAGGGAACCGGCGCCTTTCATTACGGCACTAGAGGTGGCAGCCCCTCTGGCCACTCTCTCCAGGCCGCTGGGCGTCAAAGGGCTCTTGAAGCCTTTGCTGCCCATGCCCCTCGAACGAGGCTCGCGCCTGGGCGTCTTGCGCCCGCCACGGCCCTTGCGGCGTTTTTTGTCCGGGCCGCAATCGAGCATGGGCGCACAACAGTCGATACCGCTCGCAGTGCCACCAGAGGAGCGCTTCGCCATTTTGCGGCCAACCTGCAGTGAACCTCGAGCGACATTCAGCAGGCCCTTGCCAATGGTGTAGACAGCCATCAGCTTTTTCACCGCGACATAAGCGGCGCCCAGGGCAGTCACCCCCAGTACCAATGAGGGTGCCTTCTCCGCCAGTTCGGTCAGCTTGCCGACCACCAGCGTGATGCTTTGGGCCACCAGATCCGTGGCCGGTTGCAGGGCCTTCCCCACGGCAAGCATGCCACCGTCGACCGCCTGCGCGGTTTCCTTCCACAGTTGGGCGGAGGCTTGCCGACGCTCAGCCAGGTTCTTGTCGATAACCCCCGAAGCACTCAACGAGTCCTTCTTCAGTTGCTCGTATTGCTGCCGGCCCTGGGTGTGAGCCAGCAAGGCCGCCTTGATCTGCATATCGGTGAACAGGTCACCGGTACGCAGGGACTCTTCCAGAGCCTCGAGCATGGACTTGGCCTTCGCCGGATCGGTTTCCTTGCTGATCTGCGCCTGGGCCTCGGCCATCTTCGCGGCCTTGGCCGGGTCGATGGCCCTGACATAGCGCATGGCCAGGGCAAAGCTCGCCTCCAGGCTCGACATACCCTTCTGGATACCGGTGTTCAGCGACGCCTGATAATCAATGCCGGCATCTTCGTAAGCCTTGACCGCCTCACTGGAACCGATTTTCTCGATCCAGTTCTGCAGTTGACCGGCGGCCTGATCAGCACCGCCCGCGGTGTTCATCTGCACTTGCAGCATCGAGCCCAGCTGGCTCACCGCATCCATGCCGGTGAGCCCCTCCCCGCTCGCGCTCTCGAGCAGCGCCGGGAGCAAGCGCGCCATGTCGGCGGCCTCGAAATTGCCCGCCTGCCCCTGCAAGGCGATGGCCTCCAGGGCCTGCTCCATGACCTTGGGATCGCTGATCCCGGCCTTCAGCTCAAGGGCCCGCATCAGGTTCGCCGTATCTTCGATACCCGCGCCCTGCCCCACCGCGAACCTGGCCGCAAGCCCCGCGTAACCTTGCGCCTTGTCCAGCGACATGCCCTTGGCAGTCATCTGCCCCACCAGAGCCGCCACCTCGTTGCGGGCCATTCCCGTATTCCGTGAAGTCTGAACGACGCTGCGGCTCAGCTGCGCTTCCTGAGGTTGATTGGCCACACCGGACTTGATCGCGATGTCACGGATCAGCGCCTGATAGTCGGCATTGATCTTGACCGGAATGGCCAGCTTGCCGACCCCGTCCTTGGCCAAGCCATACGCCGCCTTGAAGTCCGCCTTGCCCTGGTCGATCTGCTGGTACCCCCGGGCCTGCAGAGCGGAGCCCCGGGCCACCTTACCCAGCGCCTGATATTCCTGACGCAGTTTATGTACCTGCACACCTTGCTGGCGCAGGCCATCACGGCTCTGTTCCAACCGGCGCAACAGCCCGGCGGCAGAAGCAGCACCGGTGTCATGGGCCTTTTTCCATTCATCCTGCAGGCGCAGGGTCTGGCCAATGGTCTTTTCCAGTACCCTGGCCTTGCTGCCCTGCTGCTCCAGTTGCTTGATCCGGCCTTCCACCGTCTTGAAGGCGGCGTCCCACGTCGAACTGAGGGCGGTACCCACCACCACCAGCCCTGATTCCAGCTTGTTCGCCATCTGCTTCTCCTGCTCCTTGGGTGACGGGCTCAATCCGTGAGCCACCAGACCATGTCGGAAAACCTCATGGTCATGATTTCCTCGGCGGCGAAATGCAGCTCGCTGGCGAGCCGCTTCGCCGCCATCTTCATCACCGCAGGGTCAAAGCTCGTCGTCTTGCACCAGGCGAAAATAGCCGGCCTGCAGGCGCTGATAGTCCTTGAGCGCCATGCCCTCCAGATCCTTGGCACTGATTTGCGCCAGGCTGGCAAACAGCATCAGTTCGCGCTGTTCATCATCGCCGGCAGCTCCGGAGTTGGCCGCACGCACATCACGCACGGTAGGGGCGCGCAAGGTGACCTTGTCGCAGACCACGCCATTCATCTCCACCGGTTTGCTCAGCGCCAGCACCACGCTGTCGCTGCTCAGGGTCATCCAGGACGGGGTCTTGTCGATTGCTAGAGACATGTTTTTTCCTTACAGGCCCAGGGCAGAACGTTGCGCGGCCAGTTGGTCGACGCCGTTGATCACGCGCTTCATGCCCAGGGCATCGATCTCGTAGATCAAGCGACCATCGACTTCCAGCTTGTAGTAGGTCAGGGCCACGTTGTGCTTGACCTCGGCCTTGTCGCCGGATTTCCAATCGCCCATGTCGACTTCCTTGAGCAAGCCGCGCAGGGTCACGATCACCGGCGTGACCTTGCCCTTGAGGCCCTTGAAGGCGCCACGGAACACGCCGTTGAAACCGCTGCCATCGGCCAGGCCGAACATCTTCAGCGACTCGCGGCGCACACCGGTGGTGGTGAAGCCGGCTTCCTGCTTCTCCATGCCCATGTCCAGCTCGACGGGCACATCCATGCCGCCGACCCGATGTTCCTCGGTCTTGAGGGTCAACTTGGGCAGGGTCAGGCTCGGCACGTCGCCTTGAAAGCTGATGCCATCGACGAACAGGTTCATGTTCGCCAGGGTTTCAGGAATCATTGCCATTGCTGCTGCTCCTTAAGCGGTGTGTTCGAGGACTTCGGTCAGCCACTGGTTGGTGACCTCGACGCGGAAGTTGGGGTTTTCGGCCGGTGGCACGTCGGTGAAGCGGATGTTCCAGTACACCTTGCCCTGCTCCAGCTGGCTGGCGGTGTTGAGTTCGGTGTCGGCGTAGACCTCGAAGTTGATGATCGCGCCCTGGTTCTTCAGATCACGCATGAACGCCTGCAGGCCCTCGGTGACGTCCTTGACGTAGGTCGCGGTGATCGAGCGGTCCACTGCCCATTTGTGGCCGTAGAGGATCGCGTCCATGACGATGTCCATGGTCCGTACCCGGGTGACAAAGGCCCACTTCGGATCGCTGGACAGCGTGCGGTTGCCCCACAGGCGGAAACCTTCATCACGAATGATGGTGGTGATGTTGGCGTTGTTCAGCAGGTTGGCGCGGCAGGTTTCATCGCCGTCCAGGAACTCGATGGCACGCGCAGTGCCGGTGATGCCGACAAACTCCTTGTTCGACGGCGAGGCCCAGAAGCCGTACTCGTTGTCGGTCCAGGCAAACAGGCCCGCGACCCAGGCCGAAGCCGGCGCATCGACGGTGGCGCTGGCGCCGTTGTCCCAGTACTGAATGCCCGGGTCGACCATGTAGGCGCGCTTGGCGCCGAAGTGCTTGGCATACGCCATGGCCGCTTCGTCGGTGCTGTTGGGGCCATCAATGATCGCCAGGCCACGCAGCTTGTCGGCCAGGGCCACCAGCGCAGTACCGACCGCCTGGGTCGAGCTGTGCTTGGGGGTCACCAGCAACCGCGGCTGGGCGTTGAAACGGCTCTTGCCATCCAGCAAGGCTTGCAGGCCGGTACGCTTGCCGTCGGCCAGCACCCCGCCGATGATCGCCGAGGTCTGCTCGGCCGCATCCGCCACCTTGGCCACGCCGCAAGCGACGATCACCGCCTTGGCCCGCTGGTAGATGGCCTGGCAGGCCTTGGTGATGGCCGCATCCGGGCCCCAGGCCGCAATGGCCTCACGCTCGTTGGTGATCAGCAGCAGGTCGTTGGCCTTGGCGCTGAAGTCAGGGCCTTCGGTGAAGGTATCCACCAGGCCGATGATCGAAGACGTGGGCAGCGAGATGGTGCGTGCGCCGGTGTCGACGTTGGTGACAGTAACGCCGTGGAAAAAACCACTCATGGATAAACTCCAGACATGAAAAAGCCCCGGGTGAAGGGGGCTCGTAGGGATGATTGATTAGTGGGAAGCGGGAAAGAAAACGCCCCGGCGGTGCGGGGCGTTTATCGGGTTTGTTCGGCGATCCAGGATGGAGCTGCCGGGCGGTGTTCGGTCTGTGGGAAGTGTGGGGATTGGGGCCAGTCGCGCAAGGACTGCATGTATACAAGCAGCTCTTGGAATTGCTCGCCTGTCAGCGTCGTGGGGGCCTCAATTTCCAGCTGATCGCGGTGCCGGTCGCGTAGCCACATAACCGACGACAGCGCATCATCGCGCCATTGGCGCTCCTTCACTTCCATAGGAATGGGCGAAGGCCGGTTGATCAATTCGATTAGGGACTTGGCCGCGTCCTCAGTGATTGGCTTTAAATGGGCGGGAGCAAAGTTTTCAGCTGCGTCCGCATCGTCATACGCAAAAAGCGCACCGTTTTTTTCGTCAATAAAGTATTCCAACTTTTAAGCCCTCAGCTCTGCCCAATGTGAGATAACCGCGCCGCCGAGGGAATCCACGGCATACACAGAACCGGGCGGCACTACAGCCTGTACGCAGTTATAGTCGTTGCCAGTACCTCCGTCCTGACCTTGCTTTGAGACGATTACGTTATCCACGCGAATCTGCAGGCCACGGTCCGCGGTACTGGAAACGACACTAACTAAAATAGGCTTGCCGGTACTGTTCACGTATCCGACACCCGCTGAACGCATTGCTAGCACGTTTTGCCAAGTTTGGTTTATCCCAAAACTCATGTCCGCAAACCTTTGTGCGGACACTGCTCTCTCGCTATTGCGGGCCATGACTTGTTCTGCTGTTGCAAAGGTCACAGTCCCGCGAGAAGTCTCCGTAGACTGCGCCGCTAAAGGGACCAGGGCCGAGACATCAATGTTTCCCTGGTTGATCGGCGCGCTCCAGGCCTTGATGCACCACATGACCGCAAGGTTGTGCGGGCGGGTTTCGTTTGACGTGCGGGCAACTCGGCTGGCATCGAAAGTCAATGAACTCCCTTGTCTATCTGTAACAGCACCGTCAGCAAACGAATTGCTGATGCGCTCAGTCAACGCAAATGCACCGGACGCCGTTACCCCTTCACCCAAAAACTGATATGCCGCTGAAGGGTTAGCGTTCAACCCCGCAATGATATTTTGCAGGGCATCCTCTTGCGCAGTGCCACACCCCCGACCTGGGTCCATGCCTCGCCCATGGTCCCATCCACGCAGGAACTCGCCCCGAGACTCAGGCAGGCGGAAGTTACCAGCACCCTCATTGCCCTTGTTGAAGGTCGTCCCCAGGTACACCGCCAGGTCGGGATAGGTCGCAGCGCTCTGCACACTGCCATCGATCTCAAGGAACCCCGGCGACACGCTCGACTTGGGAAATGCCACTATCGAGCCAACCGGCAACGACGACGCTTGCGCCACAATCGACTCGATCTCAGCCTTGGTGTAAGTATCGGTGATGCCATGCCCGGCCAGGGTGGTCGGGTTCGTACCTGCAATCACGCGGCCGTACTTGTCGACCGTGACATTGGCATAGGAGCCCGCGCTGATACCGGTTCGCCCCGTCGCCATCTCGAAGGTCAGCGGCGTGGTGCCGAGAACAATCGCCCCGTCGGTGACCAACTGCCAGACGCTGTCGCCGTTGACCGTGCCCTTCTCGATGCTGACGAACAGCCCGGGGGTGACCTCCAGGCTGGTATCCGCATCCTGGGCACGGGTCCAGACGCCCGTCGGCGACACGACATACAGCCCGTTGTCCTTGGCCTGGGCCTGGTTTTTCACCAGTACCCGGGCATCAGCCGGGAGCAGTACGCCGTCGATGGTCTGAATCCCGCTCAGGGCAATATTGGCGGTGGTGGCCACCAGCGCCGAGTGCTTGAAGTCCAGCTTGGCCAGCGCTTCGATCACCGCATTGTCGACATACTCGCGGGTGGCCAGCACCACCGCCGGATCAATCTTCAACACGATCTGCGCAGTGTTGGCGACGATGAAGTTCATGCGGATGACCTGGGTCTTGCCGGTACCCTGGGCCAGCAGGGGCTTGAAGCTTGGTGCGCAGTTGGCCACCGCCACCAGGTCGCCGTCTGCGTCGAGCAGGCCGATTTCACGGATCCAGCGCCCGCCGACATCAGGCGGAATCACCTGTTCGGTGATGATGATGTTGGGGTTGGCCGGATCAGTACGCACCTGATTGACCGGGGCACGTCGCCATTCGTTGATCAGCTTGGTCTGGGTTCTGTTCGGGATGGGGTCGGTGCTGTTGGCATCGCCGATCGCCATTTCCTTGAAGGTCCAGGGCGTGCCCAGGGCAGTGGCGTTGGCCTGTTTCGCCTCGCCCACCGCAGTGAGGATGGCGAAGAACTGACTGTTGGAATCGATCATGAGTACACATCCAGGGTGTCTGTTTCATCAATGCACATGACCTGGCCGTAACGGCCGATCACTTCAATATCGCGAGGGGTCGGGGGGTAAACGTCGAGTACTTCACCCTGGTCCACATAAGCGCCGTAACCGATGACACCGGAGGTTTCCAGGCTGATGGCAAGGCCCGTCATGTGCCGGCTCACCGGCCTGGCGTCATCGATCAGCCGGGTCAGTTCCTGGTACATCTGTTCGGTGATGCCGGTATCCAGCACCCCGACTTTCAGGGCAAAGGTGGCTGGCTCGCCTTGGGGAGCCATCTGCCACCACTCGACCACTTCAATCAGGTAGCCCAGCGGTTCCACCACACGGCGCAAAGCGCCGATGGTGCCCTTGCGGGCATGGATGAAGAACGAGGCGCGAATGGCATTGCGCTTGACCGTCTCGCTCCAGCGCGGGTCCCAGCGATCCACCGACCAGGCCCAGGCCAGCTGTGGCAGCAGGTGCACCGGGCAGGTCGAGGGGTTGTACAGGGTGCGCAACATGGTGGCGGTGTCGCTGCTGTTGGTCGCCTCCAGGGCGCGTTCCAAGAGTGTGCTGTTGCTTGGCAGCAGGCTGGTCATATCAGCTCCCCAAGGTAACGCTGTAGCCGGTGCAATACGCGGCCTGTGCCTTGCTCGGGACTATGTCCTGCCAACCCCGCAGTTCGACCCGGGCCACGCCGGCCACATGCAGTTGGGCATCGACGGCTGAACGCGCCACCTCGATGCCCAGGCGCCGGCGTGGGTTGACCCAAGCGGCCAGCTTGCGCTCGGCCTCTGCCAGGGCGGCGTCGCTTTCCGGGCCGGGCCCTTTCATGTGCAGCACCGCGTCGATGCGATACGGCAGTATCTGGGCGCTATTCACCGTGACCCGATCCCCCAGCGGTCGCACGTCCTCGTCATTGAGGGCCGCGGCGACCGTCGCCAGCAGTTCAGGCGCTGCTGCGCCGTCACCTTCCAGGCTCAGCACCGTAACCGTGACGCAGGCCGGTGACGGGCTTTCGGCCTCGGCGTCCGCCACCCGGGCCGAGGCATTGCGGGCATGCAGGATGTAGCTGTTGCGCGGCCCGGCAGTGGTCAGGCCTTCGTAGGCCAGTTGGACACGCTCACGCAGTGCGTCGTCGGCTTCCTTGACCTGCGCCACAGGCGGCACCGCTTGCGGGTCACCAGCCTGGATCACCAGGCGCTGCAGGTTGACGTTGGCGGCCAACTGATCCAGGTCCGTGCCTTGGGCATGGGCCAGCAGCAGCGCCTTGGCCGCATCGTTGACCCGGGCCCGCAACAGCATATCGCCGTAGGCGGACAGCTCCAGTTGCTTGGTGACCGGATCGCTTTCCAGATTGGCCGTCCAGTTGTCGCCCATATAGCGGCGAAAGGTCGCCAGCTTGCCCTGATACAGCGCTTCAAAATCCAGGGTTTCCAGCACCTGCGGCGCCGGCAGTGCCGATAAATCCAGCATGCTCATGCCGTCACCTCCAAAACCGCGTCATTACCCAGGTAGCGGCCCGTCAGTTGGAAACTGACCTGGCCCTCCACCACCGCTACAACCTTTACCCGCTCCAGCTTCAAGCGGGGCTCCCAGCGCAACAGCGCCCGGGCGACTTCTGCCTGAACCGCGCTTTTCCAGCCACCGGTCACCGGCAAGTCGACATAACGGCGCAGGTTGCTGCCGTATTCAGGAAGCATCCGCCGGCTGCCCAAGGGCGTGGTCAGGATGTCCTCGATGGACTGCCGCAAATGCTCGATGCCGGACAGCGGCAAGCCGGTACGGCGATCCATTCCGATCATCGTGTTACTCCTGCAACTGAAAGTCCGGGTGCTGCTCCAGGTAGTCTCGGGCGAGGGTGTCGCTGACCGGTACCGATACCTCGCCCTGGGCCACCGACAGCGCGCGGCCGTCCGCCAGGATCAGAATGCGCGAGGTGTAGAGGGTGTCGCGAAAGACCGCAGCGCCACTGGTGGCCGTGCGGCCGGGCTTTTTTTTCGGGATTGCCATGCTTTTCTCCGGGTACAAAAAATCCGCATTCGGCAGATTGATCGGGTTTATCGGGGTTGTAGGTTGGGTGGCCGGCGTTGATCGCCAAGGCGTCACTGCGGTGGAGCGGTTGCTCCAGGGCCGGGCATCACGCCTGGGTGGATGTGGGTCGAGCCGACATTCACCCCGTTGTGCTTCAAGCTCGCACCGTTGATTTGCACCTCGCCATTCAAGGTGATTGCCCCCGTCAGGGTGATGCTGTCGGCGTTGCCGGTAATGCTGCTGTCCGTCACCACGACCGAACTGGTGCCGACCTGAATCGTCACCGTCCCGCTGGGCAGGGAGATGCTGTAGCTCTTGGCCTGCCAGTCGTAGACCAGCGAGCCGCCATCATCGAAGCGCCAGACCTCGACGTGCTCGCGGTTATCCGGCTGGGCACCGGCATCGCCATACAGGCCAGGAACGAAGGTGCCCTGCGCCGGCTCGCCACTGGGGCTGATCAGTACGCCCTGCTCCCCCAAGCTCGGCGCCCGCCAGTGCCGGGCCTTGCCGGCGGCCTGGCTGTGCCAGCGAACCCAGGCGCTGGTCCAGCCCGCGCCATCGGATACCCGCAGTCTGCCCGCGGCAAGGTCCACGCCGACCACAGCGCAAGGCAGGATCAGGCCAGAAAGCATTCGGTCGTGAGTTGCGGTGACGTAACTCACGACATCTGCTCCGGCGCCTGATAGTGCCCCTCGTGACCGGGGCCGGTGTCGGGGCTGAAACCCAATACCAGTGTTCCCGGGGGTTGATCGAGCCAGGGCCATTGTTCCTGGCCCAGGTAGATGGACTGCTGCCATTGCACGGTCCACTCGGTTTTCGGCGCCGAATCCACGGCCGTGCCGACTGGTTTGGCCCACACCGCCTTCGCACTATCGACAGAATCAAGATTCCAGTACTGGCAACGCAGCAGGTCCATGAGCTGCGCTGCCAGAACAACCGCCTGCAAGGAGGCTTGCGCAAGGCTCGGGTCAACCCGCACCCGGGCCTCGAAGGTCGCCCGCAGGCAACTACGGCCGTCGCCCGGATCAGCTCCCGGGTCCATGCCGGTGATTGCAAAGTAGATCGCTGTCTCGGCGGAGCCATCAACGGTCTCGGGAAATGCCTCGACCTTGTGCAGATGCGGCATGGCCGTCTTGATCGTGGACGTGATGGCCTCGGGTAGCTGCGTCAGTACGCTCATTGTCTGCTTCCAGAATCAGGCCGAAGCGGCCCCGGCGGCGAAAGCCCGGGGCGCACGACCGTGTTGAGGGCGGTAGCCGCCCGGTGAGTCAAGGCTGGTCCGAATGGGAATCCCGGGAAGGCGGTTCGCATACCCCGATGCGCTTGGCCGCCCAGCGCTCATAAAGGCCGATGGCGACGTCGGCGCCGGCCATGGCGGTCAGGCAACCGAAGGCGCAGGCGGTCCAGATCGACACGCCGGCGGCATACAGCAGCATGATCGCCGAGACCCCGCAGACCACGCAGGCTCCGGAGCGCAGTGCCAGGCGCCGCAGCAGCGACCAGCCACGGGCGCCCTCCTTGTCGGCGCGCCACATTTCGCCGGAAACGCCACCGACCAGGGCCAGGACGATGACCAGCCAGATCGGCATGTCCAGCAACGCTTGTTGCTCGTTTGTCATTCACGTCTCCCGTGCGGATTGGGGCCAGCGAAATGGCCGGTTGATAGAAGGCTGATAACGATGTTTCAAAGGGTCCCTGCCTGTTGGTGGCCCACGTTAGGCAGGCATTCCAAAAAGCCCGGTCGCCCGGGCTTTTCAGTAATGCAAACCTTGGTCTTTCGGCACTACTGGTGCGGTACGGACCCATTCAAATTGTTCCTCCGACCGCGACCCTGTCCGCCGGATAACTGCTTCTGGTGCTTTACGCTGCACACCCGGGCCAGTTGCCAACCCTCTGAACCGTCGAGGCCGGTTCATCGCTGCCTTTGCTTTGCCACTAAAGAGCGTCTTTGCAGCCGCTGTTGCGCGGCTTGAGGCTCATATTATGCATCCATGCATATGCAGTCAATGCGTAAATGCATTTATTTATGCGCAAGATTTGCTGAAATGCATGGAAGACACATAAACAAAGGGCTGGGGATTTTTCGCGGGCAAAAAAAAGCCCGCTCAAGGGCGGGCTTTGTTCAAGAGGGCTGGCTTAGCGGGCGTACATGCCCCACCAGAAGACGTGACCGAGGATGCTGATCTGCTCTTCCTGGATCTCCTGGAAGCTGTAGTCCTCATCCGGATGTTCATCGCGGTTGAAGCTGCGCAGGCGGATCCCTGTAGGTAGGCGATACAGCTGCTTCACCCGCAATTGGCCGTTGTGGTTGATCGCGTAGAGGTCGCCATCAACGATGTCGCCAATTGCGCATTTGCCGGCATTGACGCCCACCGTGGCGCCGTCCCGCAGCACCGGCAACATGCTGTTGCCACGCACCGTGACGCACTTGGCCTGGTCGAACTGCACGCCGTTGTGCCGCAGGCTGCGCTTGCCGAAGCGCAGGCTGGCGCGCTCGCTTTCCTCGATGACGAATCTTCCTGATCCAGCAGCCAATTCAACCTCGCGCAGAAAGGGAACCGACACCTCGTCGTCATCGACAGGGGTATCGTCGTCCCACAGGCTTATGTCCTTGAGTTCCGAATGAATCTCGTCACGGGGCGCAGCAGCCCGTGCAGGCGCGATATCCACGCGCCCACGCAACTGGTCGGTGCTCACCTGGAAGTATTCGGCGATCCGCGATATGTGCTTATCCGAAGGATCGACGATCTTCCCGCTGAGAATCCGCGAGAGGGTGGATTGAGGCACACCGGTGCGACGGTGAAGCTCCGTGGGGGAGATTCCGTCACGATCCAGCAGCTCTCTTAAGACAGTAGAAACGTTGCGTATTTGCATAGAACGCATATTGCTTGATCTTTTGCGCAATGACAAATGCTGATTTGCATATATGTAATGCATTTACCGGACAACCACAGGAGCGCCTTGGTGCCTGCGAGGCCGGGGCACCCATGGTAACCTTGCCGCCATCTGCAAAAAGCCGAGCCCAGCGCTCCTTTGCTTCACCCATTCAACGAATCCGCCTGAATACCAATGAGTAAAAATACCTCCGATCTGTCCTCCCACACACCGATGATGCAGCAGTACTGGCGCCTCAAGAACCAGCACCCTGATCAGTTGATGTTCTACCGCATGGGCGACTTCTACGAGATCTTCTATGAAGACGCGAAGAAGGCCGCCAAGCTGCTGGACATTACCCTGACGGCGCGCGGGCAGTCGGCCGGCCAGGCGATTCCCATGTGCGGTATTCCTTACCACGCCGCCGAGGGCTACCTGGCCAAGCTGGTAAAGCTCGGCGAGTCGGTGGTGATCTGCGAACAGGTGGGGGACCCGGCGACCAGCAAGGGCCCGGTGGAACGCCAGGTGGTGCGTATCATCACGCCAGGCACCGTGAGTGACGAGGCTCTGCTGGATGAGCGCCGCGACAACCTGATCGCCGCCGTGCTGGGCGACGAGCGTCTGTTCGGCCTGGCGGTGCTGGACATCACCAGCGGCAACTTCAGCGTCCTGGAGATCAAGGGCTGGGAGAACCTGCTGGCCGAGCTGGAGCGGATCAACCCAGTGGAGCTTTTGATCCCCGATGACTGGCCACAAGGCTTGCCGGCGGAAAAACGCCGCGGTGTGCGACGCCGTGCCCCCTGGGATTTCGAGCGGGACTCGGCGCACAAGAGCCTCTGCCAGCAGTTCTCTACCCAGGACCTCAAGGGCTTTGGCTGCGAAACCCTGACCCTGGCCATCGGCGCCGCCGGTTGCCTGCTCAGCTATGCCAAGGAAACCCAGCGTACCGCCCTGCCCCACCTGCGCAGCCTGCGTCATGAGCGCCTGGATGACACCGTGGTGCTGGACGGTGCCAGCCGTCGCAACCTGGAACTGGACACCAACCTGGCGGGCGGGCGCGACAACACCCTGCAATCGGTGGTCGACCGCTGCCAGACCGCCATGGGCAGCCGTTTGCTGACCCGCTGGCTGAACCGCCCGCTGCGCGACCTCAAGGTGCTGGAAGCGCGCCAGTCCTCTATTACTTGCCTGCTGGACGGCTACCGTTTCGAACAGCTGCAACCGCAGTTGAAGGAAATCGGCGATATCGAGCGGATTCTGGCGCGAATCGGCCTGCGCAATGCTCGTCCGCGGGACTTGGCCCGTCTACGTGATGCCCTGGCTGCACTGCCCGAGCTGCAAGAAGCCATGACCGAGCTGGAGGCCACTCACCTCAATCAGCTGGCCGCCACCACCAGCACCTACCCGGAGCTGGCCGCTCTGCTGGCCAAGGCCATCATCGACAACCCGCCGGCGGTGATCCGTGACGGCGGTGTACTCAAGACCGGCTACGACGCCGAGCTCGACGAGCTGCAGTCGCTGAGCGAGAACGCCGGACAGTTCCTGATTGACCTGGAAGCCCGCGAGAAAGCCCGTACCGGCCTGGCCAACCTCAAGGTCGGCTACAACCGTATCCATGGCTATTTCATCGAGCTGCCAAGCAAGCAGGCCGAACAGGCCCCGGCGGACTACATTCGCCGCCAGACATTGAAAGGCGCCGAGCGCTTCATCACTCCGGAACTCAAGGAGTTCGAAGACAAGGCGCTATCGGCCAAGAGCCGTGCCCTGGCCCGGGAGAAGATGCTCTACGACGCGCTGCTGGAAACCCTGATCAGCCATTTGCCGCCGTTGCAGGATACCGCTGGTGCCCTGGCTGAGCTGGACGTGTTGAGCAACCTGGCCGAGCGCGCCTTGAACCTGGACCTCAACTGCCCACGTTTTGTCAGCGAGCCTTGCATGCGCATCACCCAGGGTCGTCACCCGGTGGTGGAGCAAGTGTTGACCACGCCGTTCGTGGCCAACGACCTGAGCCTGGACGACAACACGCGGATGCTGGTGATCACCGGTCCGAACATGGGCGGTAAATCCACCTATATGCGCCAGACGGCCCTGATCGTGCTACTGGCCCATATCGGCAGCTTCGTCCCGGCGGCGAGCTGCGAGCTGTCCCTGGTGGACCGGATCTTCACCCGTATCGGCTCCAGCGACGACCTGGCCGGCGGCCGTTCGACCTTCATGGTGGAAATGAGCGAAACCGCGAACATCCTGCACAACGCAACGGAACGCAGCCTGGTGCTGATGGACGAAGTGGGACGCGGTACCAGCACCTTTGACGGACTTTCCCTGGCCTGGGCTGCGGCAGAACGTCTCGCCCACCTGCGCGCCTATACCCTGTTCGCCACCCACTATTTCGAACTGACGGTACTGCCGGAAAGCGAGCCGCTGGTGGCCAACGTGCACCTCAATGCCACCGAGCACAATGAGCGCATTGTGTTCCTGCACCATGTACTTCCAGGCCCAGCCAGCCAGAGCTATGGGCTGGCGGTAGCCCAGCTGGCCGGGGTTCCCAGCGCAGTCATCACCCGCGCCCGGGAGCACTTGAGCCGCCTGGAAACCACCAGCTTGCCCCATGAAGTGGCGCCTCAAGCACCGGGCAAACCCTCGGTTCCGCAACAAAGCGACATGTTCGCCAGCCTGCCGCACCCGGTGCTCGACGACCTGGCCAAGCTGGATCTGGATGACATGACGCCACGCCGAGCGCTGGAAATGCTCTATACATTGAAGACACGCATCTAA